TAATAGCTTGATCATATTGTGGAAACATCTTAGATATAGCGTAATTATACAATAGTAATTGAGGATCTTCAATCAATTTCTCATAAGTTTTTTCTTCTCCGGTAGCCCAGTTTAATCTACGTCCTGTTTTCCAATCAATAACTTCTATAGTGTTATCATCTACTTGTGTAACCAAATCAATAGTTCCCTTGATGGCTAGTCTTCCGTTTATTTTTTTTCCGTCTGGCATTTTATAAGAATACTCAGCCCAATCTTCTTCTATGGGAATGTCAAATTGAGGCTCACTAGCAATGACATTTCTATTGCGAGGATCAAATTGTCCATCATTATATTCTAAGGCATCCCAAGTTGATTTCTTGCAAAAGTTAAAATCTGCATTTGTATAATTATGAATACACGTACTAGTGTAGTAGTCATAACTTAAATCCAACAAATTATTAACAAATTTCTTAGTGCTAAGTTGTTTCTTAGAGAACTGGATTTTTCCAAGGGCATCATCAGTAATAGACATCTGTTTGTTTTCTTTACGCTGCATTCTTTTTTTACAGGAGGCTAGGCATTCCATGACCTTATGAACAATGGTGCCCAGTTGGGCCTTTTTTCCAGAAATAGATTGATGACCTAATACATATGTAATAAAATATTGCATTTGGCAATAATCATAATTGTTGTAGGACGAACTACGAATGTATGTTACTATCATGGGCTCTCTTTAAATTTATGGATTCCACCTACAAGTTCTTTGTTAACTTTAGGTTCTGGTTCTGGTTTTTGTATTACATTGCCCAACCATCCCCAGCTATCTAACGTTTTTACAAGTTCTACATTTGTTTCATAGATACTTAAATTCTGGTTATCTATAACAGCATCCCAATCTTCCCAGTTTTCCAAGGCTGTTTCACTAGTATGTTTATCTTTTGTGTCTTTATGTCTAGTTAATTTAATTACCTTACCACCAGCATTTTGAATCGCTTCTGCTTCATTTGGAAATCTACAATCACTGATGATTGCCACTAAAGGGTTTTCTCTTTCTATTTGGTCTATTGTGGTATCTGTCCAAATATTTTCCTTAATGGTTCTACAAATATCACTACCAAAATATTGTAGAAATTCCCTAGCGCTCATTTGTCCCGAGGAAGACTTTTTGCATCCGGGCATATTTTCCCACCTCATTGGTATCATAGTGTTTTTTTGTCTGTCGGTGCCGTAACACTGTATTCGGGTCAAACCAAATAAAGCTATAGACATTTCCTTAAGGGTGGTAGCAAATGCATAATGCTTTACAAAGGGCCACATGTTATTAGACGCCCACTCGGCAAATTCTAGGTCACTCCTAGTAATATCCAGAAGGCCTTGGTTTTGCTGTTCATGACCTTCGGCATCTATAGTTTTTGTGTCTACAGCCAATCCACCATCTTCAGTAATAGAAAAATTATCTACAATATGGTGTGATCTCAGTTGGTAACCATGTAAAAAATTACAGCAAGTGTTTTTGCCAGACTGTTTGGTACCAGCAAAAGCAAGAATTCTGTTCATAGAGATGCTCCTTGGATTTGGTCACTAAGTTCTTCTTTGATTTTCTCAATAGTCATATCTCCAACATCTTTTTCGGAGATCTTAGGACGATAATAATTAAATCTTCTTCCGCCTTTTTCGGCTATTTGTTCAGCTGCCTTCTCGCCCGCTTCATCAGAATCCGTAAGAATCACTACATTTAGTGCTCCACTTTGTTCTAACAATACCAATTGATCATCAGTGAGGCTGGCTCCGAAGATTCCAACCGTATTTGGAAAACCAGCCTCATGCATTTTCCATACGTCTCCTTGACCTTCTACTAAGATAACGGTACCAGTTTTTCTAACGTGCTCAAGAGCTAAGTTTAAACCGTAAAGATAGGATTTTCGGAAGCCCTTACTATGTAACCACTTAGGCTGCATGTCTGGAGATGTTGATCTACCAACGCATCCAACATAATTATAGTCTTCATCGTAGATTGGAACAACAATTCTTCCTGACATTGGCCTATTTTTTTCTAAACAAAGTCCCACATCAAACAAATCAAGCGTTTCTGGATAATATCCTCTGTTAATATAATATTTAGCGGGTATATTTATTCTTCTGCGTACCTCTTCTCGTTTGACAGGATGTGAAAAACGTTGGGGTTTTCTTTCAAAAACCTCAAGCAACTTCAACTCTTTATTTATTTCTAGGGGTTCACTATAAGTCTCTAGGTTCTCAATTTTTGTATCAAGAAATTTGAGGCAGTATTCAAATGCCGTTATCAGGTTGACTTCTTTATCAAGACGATGATTTAATACACCACGCACAAAACCCAACAGGCTAGAAGCAAAATCCTCTTCACACTGTCGTGTCCAACATTTCCAATTTCCCTTGATGACATCCCCATCTGTAAAAATAGAACACCCTTCAGGATTATCTCCCCCATGTATTGGACATGGAAAGACAAGCCTATTGTGGTGTTCCACGGGCTCTATTTCAAAATGGTCTAATAGATCTGACACTCTATCAAACAGCTGATTAGACAGATGCGATATCTGTGGCTTCGTAATCTTCATCAGTTTCAAATCCTCGATCAGTTTTCTTGGTGGCTTTTTTCAATTCATTACGTGTTTTGCCTTCTTCTATTCTACCATACTTTCCGAACATATTCATGTTGATATAATCGCCATCATCTAGGCCAGCCCCATGACGTGCTACTACGGGCACTAATTTTCTGTTGCCATTTTCTTCGAGGTCGTCTGCTATCTCTTCATCTGATTTCATCTTGAATATAGTAAAGCTTGTACATAGCCAAATCAAACGATCAGAACCAGAAACTACATCCGTTGACTCTTTAGTTATACCATCTCTATTCAATTGCACAAAACTTAAACATGGCACATCATGCTTAACACAAAAATTATGGAGTTGGGTAATCTGAAAACCAAGCAACTGGAATTCTTGCATGGAGTTAGAAATACCATCTGATCCCATTAGCTTAAGGTAGTCATATATTATTAAACAGTCTTTAGTTCTACCATTTTCGTCTATTCCTACGTGTTGATATAGCCACTTACGCATCAGCCCTAAGATATTTTCAAAAGGCTGTCCCGCAATACTAATATAATGATAAGGTATAGCCTTAAGCTTTTCGGCGGCTTCCTCTATCTTTTTTTTGTCTATCTCATTTTCTGCAAATTTTCCAGTAGATATTCTATTGATGTCTACGCCACTGAGATTAGCAAGCATTCTATTCAAATGATCTTCTTTAGACATTTCCGTGTCTAACATCAACACTGGGATCTCTAAATTCTGTGTCACATGCAGAGCCACTTCATCACCAAACATAGACTTACCAACTTTTGGTCGCGCGGCCACAAGGTCTACGCACTTTCTTCTAAAGCCGCCTCCTATAGCCTGATCGTAAATTGAGAAACCACTACTAATACCAATCATATCGGTAGGATTGTCTGCGAGATGGTGAATGTATGCTTCTACTTCGTCACCAATTATTTCTGGTTGATGACTAGATGATTCATATATTGCAGAGGTAGCGTCCAGTATTGGCGACTCTACCATAGTAATTAAATCATTTATATCCTCATCACCACTAATAGTGTTGAGGCGTTTTTCACAAACCTTGAGAGTCTGCTGAATATTTCTAGCTAGTTTTAGCTTAGCTATTTTGGCCGCATGAATACTAATATTATCTTTATGGATAGGAAAATTGAAAAGGGATCGTAAAAATCCTATCTCATTTTTATTATTAATATTTTCATACAGGTTTAGATTGTTAGCTGCCGCTAAAATAGAGGCTAGTTCTACATGACTACTTTCTGAGATTACCTTCTTGACACATTTGAAAATGATCTGATTCATTTCATTAGTAAAATGATCAGTATCAATAAAATCAATATTCAAAAAGGCATCTAGGCCATATTGACATAGACCAGCCAGTACAGCCCTTTCGGCAGCTAGATCCTGTAAATTTCTTTTGCTTACTTTTTCCATTTTTTGATGGCTTTAAAATAATTAAGCTCTTGTGTGACGGCTGAAATTCTACCGACTTCAGAACTTGGATATTTATCCTTTGCTATTTGTTCAGCTTGTTTGCAATCCGTTGCTTTTATTTTCAAATGTTTGGCTTGTCCATCTGGTAAAGTAATATAAACAACGTATTGCATATATCCCCCTATTTTTTAATGAGTTTCTCATACTCTTGTCTAGAAATAAAAGTTGTTTCTGTTGTCTGTTTGCTTCTGAGTTTCATACAATCGGGGCATTTTTCAATGGCCCCAGCTCCTTCATGGGTGTGGCTTTTTAGATAGTGATATGTTCTTTCTTCAGAGTTGCGTATCATATACAAAAATGAACGGTGTCCTTTCAGTAGCGTAATTATAGAATCTAGCTCTTCTTCAACAGAAAGCTTTTCTTCTGGCAAATCTGTAGACTCTTCTTTTATTTGCTGAAGTTGATTTAGTTTTTCTACTGAAATTTCTACAATTTGTTTGTCTTCAGTACCCCATAGATCGTAACACTCCGTACAAAACTTTTGCATTTCCGTGTGGGGTTTTGCGTAGTGCAAACTTCTTAGTTGTGTATCCACCAAGCAATTTTCGTATTCATTCATCTTAGTTAAGATAGTATATATTTCTTCAAATTTACTTTCTATGGTTTTTTGTGGAGGAGTGGAGGATGTTGAAACCGTCATTGCTAGACAAACACCAAGGCCAATCAGATATAAAGCATTTAACAAATTGATCTTCATTATATCTCCTATGGTCCATGCCACGGCCACTTCTCAGCCATGGCCTTATTAACAGTGCCATTTTCACCAATCTCAACTAGCCATCTTCCATACTTTCCTGTTTTATATGTTCGAACATTCACGTTACCACGGTCATCCATATTAGCTACTATTAATTTTTTAAGTTCATTGGTAGCCGTTTTGTAATCTACATGTCCCCGTTCAGGAGTATTAACACCTATAAGCCTACAACGAAGACGTGCCGTAAGCTTTAACCCTAGATCTACATCGAATTCGACAGTATCACCGTCAATACAGCGAATTAATTTTGCTCGATAGTTATACATATCATCTCCCTATTTGCCAGAACTACCAAAGCCATCTCCTCCCCTCTCAGTTATATCAAGAGAATCAACCACTGTCAAAGAAAAGTCTGGAACTTCCTGAAAAAGTATTTGGGCGATTCTATCTCCAGCACTAACCTTTAGAGGAAATGGATCATTGGAAGCATTATAAAGACATACTTTTATTTCACCTCTGTATCCTGAATCTATTACGCCAGCAAAAATTGCAACCCCTCGTTTAACAGCTAGACCAGACCGAGGCCAAATTAAGCCAACATATCCTTCTGGGATTGACATAGCAATTCCAGTAGCAATGGTAGCTCTGCGGCCACGCTCTATCTCCCTATCCTCTAAGGAGTAAAGATCCCAACCAGCATCACTTGTATTATTTTTAGTGGGCACAATTGCTGTATCATCAAGTTTTTTAATATCAATATTAAGCAATTATCTTCTCCTTTTTACGAGGCAACTATCACACACAAAAAAATCTCGCGCGTGCGCTTCTGGAACAATACTTGTTTTACGACACTCTTCACATTTTTGCTCTACCCTTTTAGCTTTTTTTCTATCTCTTGCAGTTGGTTTGTAGGATGGGGTGGTGACATCCATAGCCTCAATTTTATCATCAACAAAAAGATTCTTACGTTTACCTTGATTAACTGGTGTAGCACTAGCAGATCGCAGGTCTTTATCATCGGTTATTGATGAGATAAAGTTGTCTTCATTTCGTGTTACTAGAGAATCTTTCTGCGGATCTTCTTCTTTGGGCTCTTCTGGTGGCGTCTCAACTGTTGCTAGTAACGTATTGGCCATCTTAATAAGTTCAGGATCGTTAAGTTCCATTCCCTTTTTTAATAGTTCCTTAGCTGTGTCAATTACTGACATTATGTTCTCCTCTTAGACAGGTTTTGTAATATATCTCCCATTCTTTTAGCATTATCAGCCTTTTCGATAAGGGAACTAAGTCTGGCATGGGTATGTGTTTTTATTTTAATAATTTCAGAAGCTAGAGGATTTTCTCTCACGGCGTTCCAATATTTTTCTTGCCATTTAGTATACTTGTCACCATATTGATTAACAATTGGAGATATTATATACCAGATGCTATCGTCAGCCCAATCTAAAATTATTCTTTGTTTATTGTAAATGCTTTGTAAATAGTCTGCATGAGAATATAATGTATATGCCTTTTCTAGACACTCCTCAGCACTCAATGCCCGTAGTTCCATTTCACTTGTATTTAATATAATACCAGCCGTAGAATTTTCTTTCGTAATATCAATATTATTGATTGTTATCCAGTCTTCTACCTTGGATAAAAATTCATTCAATTTTGCTTCGCCACTCATCTATGTCCTCATTATATTTTAGTGCTACAAAAGTAATATCGTTTAGATTACACCATTCAACTTTATCTTTGTCCCGAGCCTGTGCTTTATAAAAGTTCATCTTGTTTTTAAAAAAATGCGAATTATATTTGAAGTGTTGTTCTCCATGGACTTCTACAATTAGATTTCTATTTGGAACAACAAAGTCAGCACGCAAAACAGACTTTCGTATACTTGTTTTAGATCCCGGAAGAGAAACCTCCTCTAATATTCTATCAAAAGGAAAAATTTCTTCAAGAAGTTTTTTTGCTTTATCGTGTAAGTTAGATCTTTCTTTTGACCTTGCTTGGTTACGGGCTGGTGTCCAGCTGTATTCTTTACCGTCAAGACCTTTTACTTTCATACTCTAAAGCATCTCCTTTATTTCGCTTTCTAATATATGAACCACCTTAGGATTCTTATCCAAGAACTGATATAGTTTTTCTTGACCCTGTACTTTTACTGATTTCAAAACTGCCTCCATGTCTTCAATATTGACTTCTGGATTAATTTCTTTTACAAGCTCTAAATGGGATGCCATAAACTCACACGTCAACCAAGCACCAGCTTTACCTATCATACCGAGGTCTTGTCCTAGAATAATAAGCTCTTGAATCTTATCTATACCATGTCCATATTTTAGCCAGCTTTGACATTCTCCTCCCGGAGGACCCATAGAAGAACATAATATACGCCAATTAATAGCCTGTCCTACTTGTTGATCTCTTTGCTCCCACGCGGCTATAGACTTAACTTCCATACGTGTATCGGCTTGATACTGTATTTTTTTACCGCAGTCTGGCATTCGTGGGGCGCCATAGCCTGACGTATTAGCAATAAAATGAGTAATAATAATCATAGTAGCCCGTTGCTTTGGTACAATTTGCCCTAGTTTTTTGCAGAAAACAGATAGCAGCTTGGGAAGACCTGCTCGTCCGGGGGACATATCTCCATCTAGTTCTTTTTCAGGCATTAAGGCTGAAGTAGAATCAATAATACATACGCACCTATAGTTTTCTTTAGCGCTTACTAATTTAACTGTGATGTCTAAAAATGCCTCAGCGCTTAATGGCTCGTCTTCTGCGTGTACAATATGAATTTTTTCTTTATCCAGACCATCTACGCCTAACAAATTCATTTCTTTAAGACGCCCTTCTGCATCTAAATAGATAATCGGGCGCTCTTCCTTTTGGCAGTTAGCTGCAATTTGAAGTGCTGTAGTTGTTTTACCACACTTAGGATCGCCCGTCAAAATAATCCAAGAGCCCTCTTTAATCCCACCTCCCAATGCGATATCTATAGATGGTCCCACAGATATAACTTTGAAGTCTTTTCGTTGATCAAGGATCTGATTACCTGTCGATATCACGTTTCCATACTTTTTAATAATTTCCTTTTTAAAGGATGGATTATTCTTTACCACAATCATCATCACTCCTTTCAGCTCTTTTAATTTTAGAAAACAGATTTGTCTGACCAAAGGCCTTACGAGGTTTAGAAGTATTGTCTATTTTTTTAACAATATTTTCTTCAGTCTTGGGCTGTTGATCTAGAAGATGGCGCATAAACGCCACTTCTTTTTTAACAAATGGACGTGGATTAAAAAAACCCAGAGAATAGGTGTTCTTTCCTCTGGGGGAATTTATATATTTTATTAAGGCATCTTCACCAAATTCTTTGATTAACTTTCTAGCTGCAACTATTTGTCCTTGATAGGACCTTTTTTGTTTTTTGTTCCAAAATTTATATGCCAGACTGCCTTCGTTATCTTTCTCGCATTTACGTTGACACATTATTTCAGCGGCGTACTGAGCAGCATCACAATATTCACCCGTTGAGGGCGACTTGAACCTGCTTACTTTGCTTCTTTTTTGAGCCATCTTTAAAAATCATTAGGTTAACGTTTTCGGGGGTCAATTTTCTAGTTTGGACGGGTGCCTCGAATTCGCACAGCGGCCAACTAAATTTTCTAACGTCTACAGTTTCAAGGTTATCATTTAAAACGCCGGCTGTCAAGTGCTGAAAAGCAGTAGCTGCTCCACTTTCCATATTTATATCTTTAGACACGCCACGTACTACAAACACTCCGTCCAAACCGTTGGGATTATCAAACAAAACTTCCTGAGGGGCGCCAAAAACCAATACTTGAACCTTGGTTACACATTCTCCAGTTTCTTCACAAAAATTCATAAGGCGCTCCCATGGAGAGCCCGTTTCTCCGGGCCTGTCATAATCTGACCATACAGTTTGACCGTCTGTCAGCGCGCATTTCCAGAGAATTTCTATATCTTCCATAAGGAGTTTATGAACATATGAGTCTTGTTTGGTACAAAGCATATCAGTCCTCTTTAATCTTGTGTATTGATCCTTCATGTCTGGTAGAGACATTTACTTTATTTTTTCGTTTGTTTTTATTTTCATCTGACACTATTGAGGCCGCTTCTGTCATCACCACCACTCCTCTCTCTTTTTTTCGGGCAAATAGATTATGCGTTATAGTGGTTGCATCTACGTCATCTTTAATAGTTTCTAGATGTCCAGTAACTATTGTTTCTGATCTATTCAGCTTTTTAGACAAAGACGCTACAGTTTTATTGGAGTTTTGTTCTATGTAAGACTTCTCATCGTTAGATAGTGGTCCACGTTTCATATTAGTTCTCCATCATAAGCCTTCTGGCTCTAGTAAGGAATATCCTACTCGAAGATTTCAGATATTCTATATACAAATCAAATACATTTTTTTTAACTTTTTTGAAATCAAAATAAGGCCTGTTATACGTAAGCCTGTCTGCGTGATATGGATCGAGAAGATCTCCTCTTCCATATTTTACATAATAAATTTCAGCATCACCTTTTATGATTAATTTAGCAAATGCCATTTTTTGTTCAGCCGTCTTTCCTCCGTTACCATAGAAGACTTCTGTGGTTTTAGGAGGTTCAGGAATATTTAATCCTGAAAGATCTTCATTTTCCCACCTAGCCATTTAAACTCTCCAGTTTATCTTTAACTTGTTTGATACAATCGGCTTCATTAAAACCATCTAAAGTAAATTCAGCTGCATTTGAAATACCATATTTATTAAAAGTTTTAGTGCTTAAAGGTGTTGTGTCTA